TAAGTGCCTTTTTTTATTTATCTTTGTAAGTATGATAAACGAAGTTAGAAATACAGTTCTGTCTATATTAGCGAAAGACAATAGGGGATACATCACACCATTTGAGTTCAACCTATATGCCAAGCAGGCACAGTTAGAGGTATTTGAACGATATATCTATCTATACAGCAATGCGATTATCAAGCAAAATCAAAGAATGCATGGTGAAGGATATTCTGACGTACCTAAAAAATTATCTGAAGTTTTGGATACCTTTTATAAGGTAGACACATTAACTTATACAGCACCATATTTTGAAGCACCATCAGATAGCTATTTCATTCAAAAACTAGTTTTAAATAATAAGGAAATAGAGAAAGTTAGTCAACAGAAAGTCCTTTATTTATTAACTTCAAATTTAACCGCTCCATCTGTTGCTTACCCTGTTTATACATTGATGGATAATGATGGTACAACTACATCAAGATCTAACTTCATGGTTTATCCTAATACAATAACAGCAAATGTAGATGCTCACTATTTAAGGTATCCAAAAGAGCCTAAGTGGACATATACTTCTGTTGGTGGAGATCCACTATTTAACCCATCAGCTTTGGACTATCAAGACTTTGAAATGCCTATGAGTGACTTCTCTGATTTGGTGGTTAAGATATTACAATATGCTGGCGTGTCGATTAGAGAGCAAGAAGTTATAGCAGCGGCTAAGGCTGAAGAGCTACAAGAAATACAACAAAAACAATAATAAATGGCATACATTACTAACTATCAATATTATACTAACAATGGTATAATACCTGAAGATACGAATTGGGGTTCATATCAATATGTTAGCCTTGCGGATATAGTTAACAACTTCATGTTGATGTATGTTGGTAACGATAAACTTGTCAATAATGTTGAGCGATACACTGTCTTATTTCATGCAAAGAGAGCTATTCAAGAGATTAACTATGACGCATTAAGAAACATAAAAGTGCTTGAGTTGCATTTAGATGATAGCTTAAAGATGGTGCTTCCTCCTGACTATGTTAACTATGTAAGGATATCATTACTTAGACAAGGTGTTCTTTTGCAACTAACTGAGAATAGATCAGTGTTGTCAGCTACAGCATACTTACAAGATAATAACTACAATATTATTTTCGATTTAAATGGTGAAGTAGTTACAGGTACATCAAAGATTGACATGATGCGACTTGACAAGCAGTTATACACAGGGCCAGGGCCTTACAATGGTCATTATGGTTGGGATTATAATGGTGAGTGGTACTTTGGTTATAATATGGGTGGACGTTATGGTCTAGCTACTGATGAAGCAAATAGAAATCCTAAGTTTACTATAAACAAAGCAGCAGGAGTAATTGATTTTTCTACTGGCGTTGAAGATGGTTACATTGTTCTTGAATACATTTCAGATGGAATGGAGAATGGTGATGATTCTCTTATCACAATCAACAAATTAGCCGAGGAGTATATTTACAGTTATTTGAAGTGGGCGGTTCTTAGCAATAAAACAGGAGTTCAAGAATATATTGTAAATAGAGTGCAAAAAGCCAAGACGGCTTCTTTACGAAATACAAAAATAAGATTGAGTAACTTACATCCAGCAAGATTACTTATGTCACTAAGAGGGCGTGATAAAATTATAAAATAATGGAATTAAAAAAGACTTTTATTGCAGGTAAGATGAATAAGGATCTTGATGAGAGACTTGTTCCTGATGGTGAATATATCGATGCATTAAACGTAACAATTGATACAACATCTGGATCTAATATAGGTGCTGTATCAAATTCACTAGGCAATACATTAGTTTCAAATATTCAACAATTAGTTGAAGGTAGAGGTGTAACATATACAGGGTCAAACGCCAAAACAATAGGTGCAGTGACTTATGAGGCTGACAACCTAATATATTGGTTGGTTACTAGTGATACATTTGATGCCATATTTGAGTACAGTGAGATATATCAGTTCACTAGTATTGTGTTACTTTGTACTCAAGGGCAGTTGAATTTTAACAAAAGCTATCCTGTAACTGGTATAAACTTCATTCCTGTATCTAGAGATGAAGGACCATTTATATATTGGACGGATGGATTAAATCCTCCAAGAAGAATAAATATTGCAAGATCTAAAAGTTATATTACTGACGATCCTAGAATTGTTGAGGATATTAATGTAATTTTAAGACCGCCATTATATAGTCCGAAGATTGATTTAAGTTTTAATTCAGAAATAGAAACATCAAACAACATTCAAGATAAGTTTATATACTTTTCATATCGATTTAAGTATAAAGACAATCAATATAGTTCACTATCTCCTTTTTCATCTGTTGCTTTTCATGCAAGCGGATTTGCTTATGATTATAACACAGGCGACAACAAAGGAATGTTGAATAAGTATAATAAAGTAGATGTAACTGTTGATACTGGTAATGAGTTTGTTGAGCAAATTCAATTACTTTACTTTGATACTTACAGATTAAATGTATATATAATAGACAACTATAATAAAGCTGATATACAAATAAATGACAATGATAGATACACTATACCTTTTAGTGCTAATAAAATATATACTCCTTTAGAGTCGAGTGAGGTAACTAGACTATTTGACAATGTTCCATTAAGTGCAAAAGCTCAAGAGATAATAGGGAATAGACTTGTTTATGGAAACTATGTTCAATTTAGAGATATTGTAAATGCTAATGGTATAAAAATAGTTCCTGATTATACATTAAATCTTAGAGATGAGTCTATAACAACTGAACCTAAAAAAACATTCAGGAGTGATCGTGATTATGAGATTGGTATCATCTATCTTGATGAATATGGTAGAATGACTACTGCGTTAACTAGTAAAGAAAACACACTATACATACCTTCTTTAAACTCAGATAAAGCAAATTCAATTGAAGTAACATTGAATAATGAGCCTCCATTTTGGGCCACTAACTATAGATTTGCAATAAAGCAAGCCCAAGGTGATTATTATAATATATTTCCAAGATTATTTATTGCTGATGGTGTATTTAGATATTTTCTAATAAATGAATCTGACAGGGATAAAATAACAGTTGGTGGATATATAATATTTAAAACATCAAATGGCATAGCTACTTATTCAAACAAGCAATTCAAAGTACTTGAGTTAGAATATAAAGATGCAACATCACCTTTTTCAACTGCTGGATTATATTTTAAGATTAAGGCTGATCCAGCTGATGTGTTTTTAGATAATCCTCAATCTCAAACATATTATACATATCAAGGTGGTAGAGGGCCTAGACCTAGTGCTTGTGTAGATGGAGACGAAACGGTTACACCAGTAAGAAATAGATCAAATTCTGTAAAATTTGAATATGCCTATTATGCTAACAATGGTGATAATACATTAATATATCCAAATCAAAATAATGCACCAAATATAAATATAAGTATTTCATATCTATCAAGTTCGTATTTGGCAAAAGATTACAGAATATCAATAAAAATACTTCCAGATCCATCTAATCCAACAAATATTGGAACACATTTTCAATGGACAACTACACCAGATGCTGATAGTGGATGGAATGGTCCATATTTAATACCTGTATCAACATCTTCATATACTATCACTTTAAATGTTTATGAATTTGAATTAACATTTGATAGTGGAAATTACAATATAGGGGATATATATGTTTTTAATGCAAGAGCAAATTTTAAAGTATTGGATACAGTAAGTGATTATAGATTATCAACTGTAATAGATGCATATACTTCTCAATTTCCTTATGGAAGCGGTATTCCAGTAAATAGTAGTGCTGAATTAGTAGCTTATGATCCAGATGATTATGGAGGGCATGCAATATTGCCATTTAATGGGCCAATATATCCTGGTGCAAACATTAACATAAATATAATAAGAGACACTCCACCCAATTCCAATGATCCAATTAGAAACCAAACTAATAATTGGGTATCTGATAATTATTATAAGAATTTAGAAGAATGGTTTTGGAAGTCAGGAGCATATCAATCATTCAAGTATAAAGATTCTAGCGATAATTTAGTTACATCTGCTAATAATATAATGTTTAGAAGATCACAAAACGGAACTGTTCCTTTAGTAACTGGAAATCCTACATCAAATTACATACTAGAAGATCCTGACAATGGGGTATTATGTATGTTAATTAGGGGAATTGGAGATAAATATATTTGTAATAGGAATGAAATATTATGCGAAATATCTATTACACAGACACCTACAGTTCAATTATCAGCTGAAACAGTACCATTAGAATCAGATATTGATATATTTTACGAAATGCGTAAGACTTATCGAATAGAAAATGGTAATCACATGGTTTCGTGGCCTTATGTTGACTTTACTGAAGGTGGATCTGTGTTTCCAACTGTTCCAGAAGCATCAGGTAAAACAGTATTAGGTCCAGCAAACCCTAACTTACCTACATCAACTGATTTAATGCATTCATTTAATGTTGGTGAAAAAGTATGGGTACAGAATTCAGACATAACTCCACCTATAGTAGGCCCTATTAGTGGTGAATACACTATATTATATGTAACTAATTATGCTATAGTTATAGATCTTGCTTTTCCTGGAATTGGCCCTGTAACACCAGGTAAAGTATATTATAAACAATGGGAATCAGACCAAGATTTTAATAATGGTGATCCACTCATAGTTGAACTTAATAATGTAACGTCAGACAACTCAGATTTCAACGCTTTTGCTTTTGGTAATGGTGTTGAGTCATATAGAATTTACGATAACTTCTTGAGACCTACTATGAAATATAGTCCAAGAGCAACAAGTGTTATTGAGGACTATAAGCAGGAAGATAAAATTGCATCACTTTGTTATAGTGGTATATATAAAGGTGATACATCAACCAATCGATTAAACTCATTTAATTTATCTCAAGCAAACTTTAAGAATTTAGATAAGCAATACGGTCCGATACAGAAGTTGTACGCATTAGATACCAACTTAATGGTATTACAGCAAGACAAAATAACGTCAGTTCTTTATGGAAAAAACTTGTTGGTAGATGCTGTTGGTGGTGGTCAAGTTGCTTCTGTTCCTGAAGTATTAGGTAATCAAATTGTTCATCCATCTGAATATGGTATAAGTAATAATCCTGAAAGTTTTGCCAAGTTTGCCAACATAGTTTTCTTTACAGATGCAAGAAGAGGAGCTGTATTACAAATGACAGGTGATCAAGTTATGGAAATATCAGCAAATGGTATGAAGAACTATTTTAGAGATGAGTTGAAAGATAATCCAAACACTCAAAAACTTGGAATGTATGATCCTTACAATGAAACTTATGTTTTAGCATTTACTGATGCAGAACAAGAAATTTGTAATTTGTCATTAAGTCAAACTGCTTTAACTAAAGGATGGAATACATACGGAGATCCCTTCTTTATGTTTAGTATTTTATCTAGTACATATTGGACTATTACACTTGAAGATACTGGTGATGGTACTGATTGGATTGATTTAGTAACAGAACTGGGCTATGGTGATCAAGATATATATGCTATACATTTACGTTGACTCAAAATGGATTTATATTGCCTCCACCACCTGAAGAAGATTTATAATTTTGTAATATGTGTGATTGTATAAAAATAAACTACACCCCAATAGGTCAAGAACCTGTGTCAATAGAGGTAACTGCTACTGGCGTACTAAATGGTAAAAATTATTATGAGTTTATTGCTCCTGTACAAAGCTCAGGTTGTGATACTATTAAAGTAACATATCAATTAATAGGTGAAGAACCTGTTACGGTGGAGGTGGAGAGTAGTGGAAATTATTTAGATTCAGGTAAAAAATATTATGAAGATTTTGAAAATGATATATTTATTTATCCGTATGGTGAAGATTGGTCTCAATGGAGTTTTGAAACGGGTGTTTTGGGGTATGCTTGAATCATTTGTTGTAGAACCTATAACAGAGCAAACTCTAACAATTGCATGGGGTGGAGTTATATGGATAATGGGTATTTATTTAGGTGATGAGTTATGGACATTAGCAGAAGATGTAGAATGTCCAATAGGCAATTGGGTAAATAATGGCGACACAACATATTTTTCAGCATTTGACATAGAAGAATGTACCCCTAGAAGAACAATAACATATTCAAAAGTTGCTGAAGGATGGAATTCTTTTTGGTCTTATCAACCTGATTGGATGACTGAAATGAATAGTATATTTTATACATTTAAGAATGGTGAGTTGTGGCAGCATAATGTCAATACAACTAGAAATAATTTTTACGGACAACAATACCAATCAAGCGTAAGAACAATTTTTAATAATGATCCGCTTACAGTTAAGGTATTCAACACTTTGTCTCTAAACAGCACTCATCCTTGGACTGCTGATCTATATACCAATATAAGTGCAGGTACAATTGATTATACTTACTTTGTAGAAAAGGAAGGTCAATGGTTTGCTTATATAAGACGATTTGACAATACAATCGATGTAAAAGCACTATCTACTCAAGGAGTTGGTTCTGCTAGCAATGTTGATTCAACAACACCATCTGCTGTTGTAGCAGACTTCTCTTTTAATATAGACTCATCAATAAGTATTGGTGATCTTTTGTATAAAAATTCAGGAAGCAATTTAATTCTTGTTGGTACAATAGTAGATCTTTCTATTAATTCAATTACTATTGACACGACCATTGGGAATGTTCCATTAATTACTGACTTTTTGATATGTGTTAAGAACAGTCAAGCTGAATCATTCGGTACAAGAGGATACTACATGAATGTATATCTTTATAACGATTCAATAGAGCAAGTTAAATTGTTTGCCATAGGAACTTCAGTATTCAAAAGTTTTCTGTAAATTTGTATATGGAAGTTCGATTCTTAAATGATGATGATTATAATACATTATCATCATGGTGGAAGGATTGGAGGTGGACACCTCCGCCAGCTGATATGTTGCCACAAAACGGTAAGGGCGGTGTAATGGTTTACAAAGATGGTGTTGAGATTTGTGCTGGATTTGTTTACTTTACAAACTCAAAAACAGCTTGGATAGAATTTATAGTTTCGAACTTTCATTATAGGGAAAATGACAGGCATGACGCTCTTGAGTTTCTTATAAATGTATTGACTGACATTATTAAAGAAACTGGTGATTTTAAATATGTTTATACATCACTAAAAAGCAAAAGTCTGATTGATAGATA